ACGCTTGGATAATTTCTTGTCGATCACTTCGAGTGCTTTATCCGTCTGGCCAATTGAGCGATACTTGTTGTAAATTTTGTGAGCCTCTTCTTTGAAACTCCACAGGCGTTTCGTCATCACTTGGATCTCTGCAATGATGTCGCCAATTTTCACCAAGAAATGATGTGAGCCAAAATAGCCAAATTCTTTATCACCATCAGCTTCCTTGTACTCATATTCAACAACCGTCATTTCTTTCTTGATGCGTTTAACTGTTGCAGTCGCACCGTCTTCGGTTGATGTCAGAATAGCAGAGCGTAGAACATCTGTGATAGCACTCGCACTCTTACCACGGTTCAACACTTTATCCTTGAATGCATCCAGTGATTTAATACCGATCAGGATCTTAGGGTTGCGTGCCTGCTGGGATGCTTTACGCAAACCGCGATTGAATGCCTTGCGTGCAGCGAGTGCCATTACATGTGCTTTATGCCAGATGGCTTCAACTTCAGACTCTTTATCTTTCGCTGCCGTGGCGTTTGGGTCACCCCAGACTTGTGGTGTGCGTGCAACACGACGACTCTGCTCATCCAATGATGAACTGAACCCGAAGTGTTCATAGAAATCAAATCCTGATTCATCGATAAAGTTGTGATTTGTCTGAGTTTCAGCCTCAGTTAGAAACTCTGTGAAATGTTGACCCATGGGATTTTCTCCTAAACATTTAGTAAACGAAATATATCTACACTATTTAGGGTCAATTCTTTGCCATCATACGCTAATTCAATATCATCTGCATTGATCAGACTTGGTGGGTTTGGGATCAGTTCAGCTAATTTCTCGCTGGAATAGCTGTTGGGTAAAATCTTAGGGATTGGTGGCCGATCACTGTCATCATATTCAATAGCGAAATTGAATATTTCATTACTTATCAGTGCTTCGACTGACTTTATTTGTCGCATAATAACTCCACATTTCTTTATTTTCTTCCTTGAACAAGATGAAACCTATTCTTTATGGTTCAAGTTGTAAAGGGCTTCATGCAATGGATTGTATTGCAGTGGCTGCACGTGAACCCCGATCAAGCAGGAGTCTGTCAATCGAACCACCTGAAATGCCATAAGTTTGGGGATTTGCATAAAATTTTAATGCTCGGACAAGCTTTTCGTTATCCTGTTTTAGACGTTCGACACTGACCACATGTTTAACTTCCATCGATTAAATCCCCAAAATGATTTACTTCTCGAATGTATTTAGGTGACCACTTTCATGTAGGTGATTTATCACACTGTCGCTGTCCCAACTATCGATGCTTAGAACGCCATGTTTGTATTCAATATTCACACCAGAATCATCATCTAAAATAAAATCAGACTCCAAGAAGTAGTTTGAAACACGTCGTAATTCTTCAGCAGTTGTGCTATATGGTTTGATTGATACATCGGTTACATGGTAACCCGCCTGCACCTCTGGCTGAGTGTCTGATTCATGCTCATACTCAGTTTCTTCAACATCAACAAGAATGGCGAATGATACAGATATTGTTTCAGACACTTTGATTGTTACATTAGATTCTATTTTCACGACACAGTCCTTTATTAAAAATATTGTAACTGGGGTGGAAAAGGAGGGACGGGAGGGAAACCACCCCAGTTACAATTTCGTACTTTACACAGATTCAACTACATGTAAAGATTATTTTCCAGTTGAGCCTAGACCACCTGTTCTGTCAGTAGTGTTACTAAATGTGCCATACTTTCGGGTGATGTTGACACGCTCCACTGGAACCAACTCACCCTGTGCAATACGATCACCATGAGTGACAGTGAACGGCTTGGTTGACGTGTTCCAAAGCATCACGAAGGTTTCATTTGGATAGTCTGCATCCACGATACCTTCGCAGTTCGCAATAGTGACACCATGCTTCCATGGCAAGCTTGAGCGCGGATGAATCCTTAATGAATAGGCTGGGTCAAACTCGAATATAAATCCAGTAGGGATCAACACACGATCACCCGCTTGGATAACGATATGTTTCCAAGCGCAACCCTGTGCAATAGTAGGCTTCACAGTGAATTTATTGTTATCTGAATCATATCCTTTAACCTCATCACACTCAATAGATGCGGTGAAATCAAAGCATGCGGAATATTCAGTGCCGTATCTAGGTGACGACGCGAACTCCCCAACCTCGATACATTTCAGTTCAAGTTCCTCGCGTTGTCGATACGAATCATCATCTAAACCAGATAGAAATCGGTTGAACGCTCTAATTTTTTCAATAATCATATCATTCACCTATCACTGCGATAATTTTGATAATTGTGCCGTGGCACAAGATCATGTTTGCGGCCAGTGTCGATTCATGATCAGCTTGTGCGTCCAAGTCATCTTCGCCAAGCGATAAGCCCTTGATGGAACGGATACGGAAATCTTCATCAAGTGTGAACTCTGCAAATCCATCTGCGGTGTCACTGTCGATTGTCAATCCAACACGCTGCACAGTGAAGCCCTCGTCGATGAGGTTCTTTGCATTGGTGTTCGCATTGGTGTCAACTTTCTTGATTGCCACTGATGCAGAGCCGCGTTTCAACACACATGAATCTGTGAAGTGTAGATTCGCATGACCTGTGCCACCATTCATGACCCATTTGGTCATCACCACATCCAGCGGCTCATCATGTTCATGATATAACACATTAAAGCTGCCAAGACATTTGCGAAGCAGTTCAATGGTATCTTCAACATCTTTGTTTGATGCTGACCCCACCACGACCTGTCTGTTGATCTGGTCAATGTATGCATAAGTGCGTTTGACACGAACTGGTGCATTTGGTGCTAATTCGAGCAGCACACGCTCTTTGATGTCGTTACGTTCCTTTCTTCCAACTGGACGACCTGTTTCATTTTCGGTTTCCAGTGCAATCCGTTCGACTTCTTCTTTCACAGATGCCGCAATAAATACTTTTTCACGGCGAACCAGCATGATGCCACTGATTGTGGCCAAGCCTGATTGCACATTCGTTACTGTACTGATACCATCAAGCTTCCCCCAACCAATATGAGATAGTTCCATTGTGCCAAGATCACGATCCATGCGTGCAGATAATAACTCATTCAGATTATCTGGGATAATTTGATCTTCTGCCAGATTGAACAGCGTGGCACTTTTGACCAATGGTGCAGTTGTATATACTTTATGTAAACTCATCCTTATTTACCTCTCATCATGCGCATCTGTCCAGCGGTAGTGTTTACTGCACCATACGGAATAAATATAGTTGTGGTGTCACCTTTATCAATTGCCTGTACAAGAGCCTGCTGAACTTCTAACTCACGTAGTTTAATAAGTTGGTTTGTTACACCGTTGGCGATCATCTTATTAAAGTCTCTGATACGCTTAGCTTCCTTCATCTTGATTCGGTACTGTGCATCTGCAACACGTTCTTGGCCTTCCATGGTTTTCATCTGTACCAAGACATTCGCTTCAGCTTGCTTGATTTCAAGTTCGCGTTTGGCCGCAGATAGGATCGCATTATCGATAACCTCTGGATAGTCCAATTTACCTAATGCGACATCTGTGATAACCAGAGGTGTCGGTTTGAACTCTTTCAAAATCTGTTTATAAATGTCAGCCGAAATCTTTTTAAAATTAGGCTGAACATCTGCAATCTTATATTCGCTCAAAACTTCACGAACCACCTTATTTACAATCATCTTGCCATAGGTGTGGTATAACTGAGCAACAGTAATAAGATTTCCATCTGCTGGACGAATTGCATTGAACACAGCATTAAGAGATTCTGGTTTATCGCCCATGCGAAGTCGGAATCTGACTTGTGAAATCAGATCCATGTTATCCTTCATGCGGACAGTAATTTTCTCGTTCACCGTTGATGTGGTGGTGTCAACCAAAATAAGTCTGCCATGCATGCCCACATTGACACGAGATGGGACATACACATCTGGATGGAACCCTTCGCGGTCAAGTATCTTCCCCTTTGTACCTTGGGGAACTGTCTCGTAGCCACATGATGCTAGACCCATCACCGCAACCGACATAATTAAAATCATAATTTTTTTCATTGTGTAATACCTTCCTTTATTAGTTTATTCTTTTCTACATTTTTAGCATCGATGATTGCCATGTGCTCATCAAATGATAAGACAGGTGCTTCAACTTTCGGTATATTCATTGATTGATCTGAATACTTTTTAGCCTGATATGTCGTCTCATGCTCCATGGCAATACGGCCACCAGTTCCATCTATACGAACAGGGATATAACTGTAAACGAAAGCCGTGAATAATGCCACCAAAGCCATTGCCTTAAACATTCGTTTACGCCATAAGTAATACCATATCATCAATATAGCAATAAACACTGCCAATTTAACTAACGGATACACTGTTATAAATAAATCCATTATTCTCTCCTTTTATATCCGACCGATTCTATTTGAACGGTCAACTTCTTCCTGTGTTAATGTCACAACTTTCACGTTATGGTTCATCAAGTCCTGATTGTTATTCTGAAAGAATGCACCCATCAGAGGTGTCAGTGACAATTCTTCAGTCTCACCGCCATGGGTTGCATCAATTTCACGCTGCAACGATCTAATCTTACGCTCAAGCACCTGATTCTTTGCGTCTAACCGTTTGATCTGTTTGGCTGCGACTGCACCACCTGAAACCTTTTTCTTGGCAGCAGCTTCGAGGCGGTTGATCTTACTTGTGAGAGTTGATATGCGAATATTCTTCTCTTTCACCATCTTAGTATATTTGGCCTTGGCATCAGCAGTATGTACTGGATTGGATTTCTTATTAGCGATTTCTGCCGCCATTGAAACTGTGCGACTGTTCGCTTCATCAAGCTTAGCTTTAAGATCGATCAACGCTTGTTCAAGATTGCTATTCTTGATCTCAAGTAAATCAATTGATGCTTGGGTGCATGGTGTCCTTTCATCCAGCCGTCGCATCAATGTTCTGCGGTGGATGTCATACTTCAGTGCAACACGCCACTGAGGGACACCCATTTCTAATAGCTTTCGTGCGTCTACAGGATCAAAAATCATTTATGCACCCCATTAAGATTGTCATGTCATTATCGGATAAGTAGCGAAGCATCTGCGCACGGGGTGCAACTTCTGCTTCATCATACGTTTGATCTATCAAATCACGAATTGGCTTGGGCGTGTTTGATAGATCAATCAACAGCTTGTTCATGCGGTATCGGTTTTCTTTATCTTTCCCGAACAGTGGCGGTGAGTATATTTTCAATGGCTTCTGTTCATCTTCTGGTAAGGACTCGTTTAATTCAACTGTAGCGGCATTATCCTTATCAACCTTAGCTTTGGCCTTGGTGATTGCTAAAAGTTCCGCTGGGGTTGCTTCTGCGAATCCTGTTAGGGTTTCTGTCAGACATACATCCAAGCGTTTCTTGCTCATCACTGTTTGCCTGACACCTTCACGCATGATCGTGTTTGATGGTGATACAATGTTTGGAATACCATCACCAGAGTCACCCTTGATGATTTTAATTTTTAGTGATAGAGCAGGATCGTCGTCAATCAAGAAATCTTCGCTTCGTGGGTCGTATTGCTGAACAAATGGATTCTTTTGACACTGTGCGAAATCATGATCGCCTGAATAAATCAGTGTCGGGTTATCTTCATCTGCACGGGTTGCCAGATGGCCAATGATGTCATCCGCTTCAGCCTTAGACACTTCAACAACTTTGTAGGGAAAATTCTCTCTGAGGTCTTCTTTGAATGCTTCCATCCATGCATGGATCTTTTCCCAGTCCATATCATCTTCTTTCCGCTTTTCCTTGCGCTTACCTTTGTAATGCTCAAACAACTGTGTGCGCCAATATCCATCACGCGAATCACAGCAGATAACAATGTTGCCGTATTCAGATTTGAATTTAGCAGTCACCAGCCTGATTGAGTTTAGTAAAATGTGGTTCAAGAAGTTTGCACGAAATTCTTTCTGAAATTCTTCTTTGTTCATGTGGATCACAGCCTGTGCAATCTGACTGAAATCGATTAAAATTGTACCGTTGGCCTTTGCCATCTCATCTCTCCCGTTTGTATGAAATGGTGGTGTGCCTTATTGACACACCACCTGTCACATTATGTTACAATGAATTTGGCGCACCAGCAGCAGCAAGTTTTTCAAAAAATGCAATTTGATCTGCATCATCATCGGTGCTTGCAGCTTCATGTACAACTGGCTGCGACTCTTTCACTGGTTCTTCAACGGGTGCAGGCTTACGTTCAACTGGCTTAGAATCTTCAGCACGAGCGTTTGATGCAGGTGTGGATGATTCAGCAGCTTTCTGTTTGGCCTGACGGTTTGTGACACCTTGGGAACGCTCGAAAGATTTCTCAAGATCTTCATACGATTTGAACAACTTTGGATCAACAAATTCAGATAGATCATACATTGAGTTATAAACTTCTTCCAATGCTGCATCAGACAGACCAATTTCAGATGGTTCACAGAAACATGAATCATCATAGTTTGCATATCCATCTTTACGACCAATCTTAAATTTGAATGTAGCACCTTCCCATAGATCAAATGGGAACACACGAGGATCATCCGGATATTGTGGGTTTGGCGCACCAGCAAGCTTGTCAAAGATAACCTTACCATACTTGAAAATAAACACTTTGCCGTTATTTTCAGGATTAGCAGGATCGTTGATCACCAGAATGTTTGAATACCATGAGCGTTTGCGTGAGCGAGGTCGTGCAATCGCCACACTTTCAGTAGTATCTTCATTCCAGAGTTCACTGTTCGCTTCACATACTGGACAATCACCACCGAGTGTTGTTGGGCAATGTTCAATATACCACGATTTATCTTCAAACCCATGAGTGTAACAATCAACCCATGGATCATTTTCAGGATCTTTGGCTGGTAAGAAACGAATTTCTGCATAACCAATTTTAGCCTTATCCACTTCAGGGTAAAAGATACGTTCATCTTTTTTACTGTATCCACCCTTGGTAGTTTCGGCCATACGTCCAGCCATTTTTTCCAAGTTCGACTTGGAGCGTTTTTTAAACGATGAAAATCCTGCCATTTTATTGTACCTCTTATTTATTTTATTATACCAGCCAGCTATCTACGTTTCTGGCCTACAAATAAAGTATGCATCATTTTCTGATATTCCTCTGTGCGAATATCAAATAGTAATCCATACTTCATGATCTTCAGTTCCCATGCTTTGAAAACTGGATCATTTTTCAGAGTTTTACCAAACACATCCATTATCCCCAACACCTTGTCAAACACGATGAAAGTTTCTAATGAGATGATCTGTTGCTCCAAAAATCTAAAAATGATTGGCTTCTTGCCATCATTAAATTCAAACAGTGCATTAAACGTGATTCCTCGGCTCACGATGAACTCGTTAATTGTTAGTAACTCTTCATAGATGAACCGTTTTATCGCATCCATCTTTTTACGCCATTCGATGTAAGTTTCCTCTGATTCGATGTTCATATACAGATCACCAATCCAGAGGTTCTTTCGCTCCACAAAATTAGCAACAAAGAATGGTACAATTTCGCTTTTATGTTTCCGTGCCAAGAAATTCTCGAAGAAATACTTATCGGTTCTCCTGTTCAATGCCGATTGGAGTACCTTGACATGCTGTTTACCATAAACAAAATCCTTACGGTTGAAATGTGCCTTGACCTGTACATATTCACGAAACACTTGTAACGGCTCCATGTCACGACCTCAGCATTCTGCTTGATCTTGCCTCGTGTTCCAGCTTTTCCCTCAACGCCTTGGATATAAGTTTCTTTGCATCGACAACATCAACCCCCATTTCATCACATACTACAACCAACGAGTCCAGCACAGGTAGTGATTTATACGCCACCATATTCTCCACACGCTCAGTAAACACGTCTGGGTGGGGAAGCACATATAAGTCATCATCGGGATCTGTCTCAGGGGAACTGATTAAATCGAGGATGCTAATTGTCATAAGGATTCCTTGAGCAAGGAATGTAATATCTCAAGGAAATCGAAAACTTGATCTGCTGACGTTCCACGTGCAAACGATACCCCGAACACACTAGCAACGCCACCACAATTTTCAACCTCGTCATGCTCACGAACTTTACACATAACGGTATCTATATCGAATTTTTTACATGTATTTCGCACTGAAATATGCAAGCCACCTGTTCTATCTGTGTAGACAATCAGATAGACATCATATCCGGTGTACTTGAGTGAAACATCATTGATGTATGATGGTGACTCCATAACGACAGACAGAGTTCTGAATGATTCATCTTCAACAACACATTGATCGCATGCATCTAAAGCACTGGATGCTGAATCAATATGACTCTGAATCAGATCACTCTCAATCGAGTTAAATGAAGTGAATCCACCCATGAACTGATCAATAAACGCATCAACCTTGTATTCCCATAACAATAGATTCAGCCCATAGCCCTGACGGAATGATTCATAAGCAGCGGGCGACGTGTCCCATCCAGAAAACGCATTAGATGCAATCGTCAGCCGTTGCAGTTCGCGACTCTTTGGCATCGTTTTCATAGCATATATTGTAGCGGAAGGTAGACCCTCCTTGTAATTAAATGAGAACTTGCTGCTTTGTAATGCAGCATAGACTTCACTTTCCTTGTGGCCATCGATATATGTCACATGCCGAAAGTGTGCAATCGCTTTCTGAAGATGAGTCGGCTCAACAAAGAACCCAGAAATAATGAGGCTATCCACACCTTCCTTGCTACTCTTGACGATGTTGAACAGTTCGGAATGCACCCTAGCGATGCCAGTGACACATGTTTCCTTAACCCGTTTATCATTCTTGATGAGTATAGCAAGCACCGCAGAATCGAGGCTGAAATTTGCAAGGTGATAGGTAGCCACGTTATTTACCCGTTGATACTTGTGACAATTTCTTTGTGCGGTGGCGTGATAATTTTAGGTTGATCTGGGTCATGGTAGAAATTACCCATGTACCATGATGCCAGAGATTCAGACACTGGGATCATCAACATGATGTCGGCCATTGGGATAGGGAACACATTGACACCAGCCATTGGCAGCCATGGTTCAATTTTAATATCAGGCTCACCACCGTTTGTGGGTGTTGTTCGATATGATGCTGGCTGATGAATAAAGATCATCTGTTTTTCTTCATCAACTTCGCATGCACCAAACAATTCCTCACCATTTGACCGCATCTTCAGTAATAAAACTGGTACTTCAACTTTATCTTTTTTCGACATTCAACTTCTCCTTTTTATTTTCGTGTACACTATGTACACCGTTCAACTTGTAAAGCTTTTATTTTCACTTTCTGGAATCTTGGATCTTCTCATGCAGTAAACCCATGTAGTCATTGCGGTGAAATATGAACTCCTGAGTCGATAACCCCTCTTCAACAGCAATCAAGATTGCTAAGTTTGGATAACAGAGTCCAGTCAGATCCTCCAGCATACATGAATATGCGGTTGTTTGGATACAGTAATCCAAAATATATGATTCTTTTTTCGGTTTGTTTGATGTCTTAAAATCAATGATGCATTTCTTACCTTTATAAGTCCCGATCCCATCCACACGGCCTGCCAGATTTAATAGCTTGGAATAGACAGCGACTTCCAACCCCACAATATCGGTGACATTGTTCAGCTTCCGCTTGAGGGACTGAAACATTGCCTCAGCAAGTCTGGCTGTTTCGGGTGCAGCATCCTGTGTGGAGAACTCATGTTTAATTCTGTTGAACCATTCAGAATTTTCATCCCGTGGGTTCAATATCTCATTGTTCCTGAGATATTGTTCAGCAAGATCATGTAGAGCAGTTCCACGATTCGCACAACGAGCAGTTTCTTTTGCAGCGGCTTCATGGCCAACCCTATCTCGCCATGCTTGCAGACCAGCAGCCTTTTCGGGTGAAGCGGTTCTGGACAACATGGTTGTGACAGACATCAGATTGCCAACAGGTGTTTTATATGTTCTGCCTGTTGGCAATGTCTCTGCATTGATTTCTAAAAAGTTGTATAAATCAATATGGTTAAATTCTGGACGATATGACACACCACGCCTGAATGAATCAAAGCCAGCCATTGACTTAGGCTAAGTTACTTTTGAATGATTCAACAATGAAGTCAGTTGTGTTCGCTTCATTTTTATCCGTGCGGATCTCATCAAAGATTGGCAGGAACAGGCTGAGCGTATCTTTTGATTCTGAATCGATCACATCATTCGATTTCACCTGAACAATTTTACCAACCATATCATCAGTGAAAAATTCTGTGCGCTGCTTGTCTGTAAAACCTGATCCAACGGACACAACTAAACCACCGTCGGATGATTTGCATGCGAACGCACCTAACTTTCCCAAATATTTACCTGCGCCTTCTTCGATGGCGATAATTTCAAGGTCGCAATATTCTTCAACCTTCAGCTTCACTTGACCTACGGATCGTTTATCTTCCCATGGAGCATCATTATTTTTAAGGATCGCACCTTCGCACCCTTCACCAACCAGACGCTTGTAGAAGTCAATGGCTTCACTTAAATCAGTGACATTCTTATAACGCGGCACAGAGAAAAATCCCGATTCATTATTGTTGACCAATGTGGTCAGTGGAGTGAATCTGTCAATGTACGGAGTGCTTGAAACGCCTGAACGAAATTCAGGGAGTGTTATCACATCCCAGAACGTGAATCGAATCCGAGAGATTTCATCATCTGTCAATTTTTCACGATTTAAAATACCATTGGAAATCTTGCGAGGCAGATCCTTACCGTTTGCATCGACAACATTTGCTTCACCATCGAACACCAACGGGATGTCACCGGAGAGTTTCACAATTTCATTGGTGATAGCCGTCAGTGCTTCACCAGACTTCAGTGGGTTGCCATTACGTGTCCTAAGATCAACCTTACCATTCTCAACGATTGCAGCGATTCTAAGGCC